AACTCCGTCACCAACTTCTTGAGCTATGATGTCTCTGATAAGATCCTTAAACTGATCAACAGTTAAGTTACTTACATCCTCATCACCTTCAGGAGCGTCATGGTCTTCAGCTTCGTCTTCAGATTCTTCTGAATCATCCTCAGCTTCGTTTTTTTCATCGTCATGCTTCATTGCTTCATCTTTGTCGTCGTAAGCTTCGTTATGCTCATCATCCTTAGGAGCTTCCTCGATAGTTTCTTCTTCAGATATTTCTTCAGATTCTTCTATTGATTCGTCTTTTTTATCGTGCTTAGCTTCGTCTTTTTTCTTGTCATGCATTCCTTCATCTTTCTTTTTGTCATGCATTCCTTCTTCTACCTCTTCTTCATTTACGTTTTCTACTTCTTCGTTCTTGGAGTCATCCATTTCTTGAAGTTTAGCAGCTAACATATCTTTTAGATGAGGAGTTAAAGACTCTTCTAAAGCTTCCTTAGCGTTAGCAATAGCGGCTTCTCTTACAGACTTAGCTTCAGCAATAGCTTGCTTGAATAAATCTTTGTTTGCCATTTTAAAAAAATTGTTGTGATTCTACGATTATTAGGAATCGTAATAAGAATTATAAAAGTGTTAGATGCAATATATAGATTGCATATTCTTTATATAAATATATACTTTTTCTGGAAACCGTTACGCTCTTAAAATATCGTTTATGATATTGTCTAAATTAGAATATTTAGAGGCTTTTTGTTTAGCTTCATTTAAAGCTACAGGGTTCATAAAAGCACCATGAGTAGAAGGATTAGAAACAAAGTCCCAACATACTAATTCAAAATCAGGTTGTACTTCTAAATGTCCTTCATTAGTTTGAGAAACTGAACCGGTACCTCTAGATGATATACCAATTGTATGTCCAGCTTTAATAATTTCTTTTACTATATTACCAGCAGGAGTATTTAATAATTCTACTCTACCCATTAAGTCGTTTCCGTCCCACCATAAGTCTTTTACTACATGAGAAGCATTCTTTAAAGATACTACAGGAGTTTCAGGATGATCTAATTCTCCAAAAGCATTACCTTTCTTAACGAACTCGTCTACATATTTTTTAGCTTCTCTAGCTAGTAAGTCTTTCTTATATACTCTACCATTTTGATTCTCAGCTAATGCTCTTTGCATTATACCTTCTACTTCAAATACTCCAGGTCTTCCTTTAGCTTCTCTAATGGTAGGTTTAAATGGTGTTACGTCTACTAATAATTGTGCCATATTAAAAATATCTTTTTACTGGTGCGAATATAGTTTGTTTAGGAGATTCTTCATTTTGAGGAGTCTCTATATCTTTAGGCATAAATTTAACTTTAGGAATATCTACTCCTTTCATTAATCTACTACCTCCAACCATTCTTGAATCTTTATTAAATGCTGATTCTATAGCAGGTGCTAAAAATGCTCCTACTTTAAGACCATCTTCATTTTCTACATCTCCTACTTTATTAAATACGTTTTGTAATTTTTCTCTAGTTTTAGCTTGATAAGATTCAATATCAGTAACTATGTTTTGTAAATCATTTAATATAACTTGCATACCTTTATACCCGCCATAAGTATCAGCTAAAGCAGCTAATTCTTGAGTAGCAGCTTCATTAATAGTATCTTCGTTCAATGATTTTTTAATTATTCCTTTGATAGCCTCTTTTAACTGTTCATTCTTTTTTACTTTAGCTACTGCATCATCATGAGACATTCCGCTAGCTTTCATTCTAGCTATTTTAATATCATCAAAATCATTATCACCGTCTTTATCTTGATCAGTATCTTCTTTTACAAATTTAGCTTTAGCAGCTTCGAAATCTCCTTTATATAGTTGTTTAACTATCTTACGTCCTAATTGTTCTAATTGATCTAAATTAAGTGTATGTTTTCTACCAAATCCAGCTAAGTAACCTTGACCTATTAAACCATAATCTGCTGGGTCTATTACTTGATCTACTGATGTTACTTCAGCTTCATTCTTTCTTCTTTTATGACCATGATGAGAAGAGTTGATTACTTCTAATTCATTTAAAGGAATATTTTTAACTGTCTTGCTACCTTCTTTAAAAAATACATCGTAATGAGTTACTGTACCATCTTCTAATAGAGTATGCTGTCCTTCTAAACATATACCATGACCGTATTTTTCGTGTAATACATGATTTGCACAATCGTGATGTATTACTTCAGCTTCATCCATTTCAGCACTATGATCAGTTACATTAATTTCATATGCTTCTAAATCTCTTACTGCATCATGTGTAAATGAATTAGCTTCGCCTGATGCTATATCTCCATCGTCAAACATAAAGTAAATAATAGCATTTCCAGCTCCGTCATTATCTACGTAATCCATCTTTACATTATTGCCGTCTATATTTTTAGCTATGATAGCTTCTGCTTTTTTAAACTGAGCTCTAGGTACTTTAATGTAATGATGATCATCTCCTTCAGCTTCAGCTAATCCATCGGCTCCCATCATATCGCTAGGACCTGGGTAGTTAACGCTAATAAATTCGTTAAACTCTTCTATAGGATCTGCTCCGTCCATTATATCTTGATAATGAGTTTTTATAAACTCTTTGATAAGCATATTAATACCAGGTATTTCTCCATACTTATCATGTATAGCTCCTATTGCAGAAGCAATATTTTCTTTTAGAGATTTAGCAGCTGCTTTATACTTAGTTGCATCTCCAACTCCTGTATCAGGTTTTACATTACCTTTTCTATCTATACCCATTACTTCTCCTACTTCATCTTCTACTTCACCGACTACTTCATCTTCTATCTCTCTAATACTACTAACCGCTGATTGTAGTTTTTCAAGAGTAATACCTAAAGTTTCAGCTAAATCTTCTAACCTACCTTCTTTTAACATAGTCTTAGCTTCTTTTAAATCAGCTTTTTTTAAGTCGTTAAATAGGTCTTTTTTAAGTTCTCCTCTTTTTACAGGAACTTCTCTATCGTGCTTATCTACGTTAGTTGATTCACCTGCTACTATATCTATATAGTAATTAGGATGTTTTATTAAATTATCTTTAGCTTTTTTAGCAGCTTTTAAATAATCTTCTGTAGTTACATTTCTATCGTCAAATGGTGGTTTAAGACCTGCTGCTTGAAGTTCATAAAATATACCTCTTTCCAGTCTAGTCAAATCTATATTTGCAGCTGGTCTTTCATCGTATATTTCTGTACCAGTAGGTTTAGTTTCAAAGATAAGTCCTTTATTCTTTAATATAGATACTGAATCTTTAAATCCATTGAATTGGGATATATATTGTGGGAATTCCTGTCTCATCTGTCTCACGAATTCCTTTTTAGCCATCTTCCCTTCGTTGACGGCTCTATACTTTTCTGTTGCGGTTACTAGTCTCATGTTTATAAATAGTCAAATCCTTTAGTATGTGATGGCCGTTTAGGACGGCTTACCTTCTTATAACCATGCCTTCTAGAGATCTTTCCAGCTCTATTAGCGTTTCCAAAAGCATACTTAGTTTTGTAGTTCTCTCCAGCACCTGCTGTAAAAGAAGCTCCACCGCTTGTAGTATTAGCTTCTGATAATACTTCTCTTACTAATTTAATTAGTTGTGATCTTGTCATAAGTTTTTTAACTCATTAACTAAATCGTAATATTGCATTAAATTAATTAAATGTGTATCGTTTACTTTATCAGTCTTTTTCAAAGGTTTGATACCTTTAAGTACTTCATCTAATTTAATCTTAACAATATCATCCTTAACATTACTAGCTAATTTAGTAACTTCATTTATAATATTATCTAACTCAGTATTAACTAAGTTGTATAATCTTCTATTAGAGTTTACTGAGGTAATAAATTCTTTTAAAATTCTCTTTTGAGGAGCTAAAAGATTTTTATAGTTATCATTAAACTTTTCTAATAATATCTTAAAAGTAAGCATCTTTAAATCTTTGTCATACTTACTATACTCTTCTATTAAGCTGTCCTTAACTTGTGATTGATCTTGATCTTTAGATGTTAAATGCTCTAATAGAGTACATTTATTAGATACTAAGAAATTAGGATCAACCATACTAGAATTATTCTGAGCTTCTAATAAACAGTATAATGAAGCTAGAGGTTTATAATCTCTTACTTCCATACCGAAAAACTCTTCTAGTTTATAATTCTCTTTAATAGCAGAAATCAAATCATATTTCTGTTTCTTCAATAATTTTTGATTAAGTTTCCTAGAAACTTCTGTAATAGTTGAAATTATAGTTTCTGCTTTACTTTGAGATACTTTTTTATTTCTTAAAATAAATTCGTATAATTTATATTCTTTAGCTAAAGTTGTTCTACCCGCAAAAAACTCTTTTAGGATAGCAATAGCGTTAGATTCTTTATTATCTAAAGTATCAGCTGCAATCTGCTTTATTAGCAGTTCAAATATAAGTCCAGTATTACGATACTTTGAGTGCTTTATCTTCATTATATACGTTTACTATTATAAATATGTATTAGTTACCTAAATCTTTAATATTATCTTCGCTTAATAACTTTGAGTTATTCTTATTATCTTTTTTGAAAACAATATCTTTAAGATCCTTTTCATTTTGCAAGTAAACTGTTTGTGCTGTAGAATTTTCTAAAACGTTTTCATTATCGGAAGGATAACCTCCTTTCATACCATGCTGACCTAAAGGATCTCTTCCTCCTACAGGATTATCGTTAGTTCCATAGACAGACATTTTCTCTCTAGGTCGACCTCCTTCTGGGCCTGGTTCACCATGTTTAGGCAGTTCTTCGTAACCTGCTGGTACTTCCCCTGGTCCTGCTCCTTTAGGAGTAGAAGTAGATCTTCTACCGTACATAGATGCAAGATCATGAGGTGTTCCGTAAGTAGTACCTGATTTAGCTGGGTCATTACCTTCACCTTCTATCTGAGCTAATCTAAATATACGTTTAGAATCCTCTCTTACAAGGTCTCTCATTTCCATATAATTATCTTCAGACATATCGAAGATTTTTTCATAGATATAATCAGATGAGAATAACTTAGTATCTTTCATTTGATTAGCTAAATCTACTTTTTCTTTTAATAAAGCTACTTTTTCTTGTTCAAATATAATAGATGGAGTAGTTAATTTAATTTCAAAGTTAGTTAAACTATCTCCTGTAAATCCTTGAGAATATAAATGTACTAAAGCTATTTTAGTTAATTCAGATTCTACTATTCTTTGTATTCTTTCTACAGTTCTTGCAAATCTTATATCTTCTGCTGCTAATGTAGCTTTACCTTGTAAGTCTCCTTCATATCCAAAATATGCTTTTGGAATCTTAAGAGCAGCAAATAACTTCTGCTGTAAGTATTCTACGTCTGCTTTACCATCATACTCTAAACCTTTAGTAGTTTCAATTCTAGTAGAAGTATCACCTCCTCTAACAGGTAGGTAAAAATCTTCCATCATATTCTGAAGATTAAACTTAAGATTATATTGACCATCATCTCCTACATAAGGAGTTTTTTTCATTTGATTGATAGTCTTTTGCATAAACTGCTCTACCTCATTTGGAGGAACATTACCTACGTTAATATAGAACATTCTCTTTTCAGGTGCTCTCATTATACGATGTATTAACATCGCATCTTCCATTAAAGTAGTTTGTCTAAATATTTTTCTAGCTGGTTCTAAATAAGAACGTCCATAAGGTAAGTACTGAGTATCTGATATTAATCTAAAGTGAGCTACTTCATAATTATCAAAGTTAACTACTTTTTTATTCGATTTTCTTTTTGGTAAGTAACTAGGGTTTTGAGATGCAGCTAGTCCGTCGGGATCTAATTGAAAAATAACCTTAGCAGGATTTTCAGGATCTTCTCCTTCTCTCCTTACCATATGATATACAGTATAAGGAAGTACGTTATATACTCCAAATTTTTCAGATATTTCTAATTTAAGGAAGAAATCTCCATACTTGCACATATTTCTTATCCATGACCATAAATTAAATTCTATATTTAATACGTCATAAAATAAATTATAAAGTACTCTCTGAATATTTTCATCAGATGATTTTATCTGTAATATTTCATTTACATCGTTTTTTACTGTAGCTTCATCAGCTATAATATCTAATGCGGATGCAATGATTGGATCTGTATCCATAGCTTCATAGTCTGAATAAAGCTGGATTCTAAGTGTTTGATAATTTAGGTTAGGATTAAATATATTTCTATTATTATAGATATATAACCTGCTAAATCTATCTACTAGTGAATTTGTTTGGTATCTTCCAGTTCTTTGTATTTGGTTAACATCAGCTATTTTTAGCTCGTTTCCACCAATATTTCTTACAACTACGTCTGTAGAAAATAATCTTTTAAGTCTACCAAATAATGAAGTATCTGCCATTAAACGTTTAATTTATATATAAATAGTCTATTTTAGTAACCAAGTGATATCCTCTTGTCCACCCGGTGTCTTTAAAAGATAAGGATTTTCTTTCTTATTTCCAACTGTTTTTATAACTGCTTGGTTTTTTGCGTTTAAATTAGAAAAAGACGATAATTGTGCTCTAGCTAAGTCCATTCCTTGTTGTCTTAGTTTTAGAGCAGTATCTCTTACATAAAGTGCAGTTGCACAAGATATAAGTAAATCATCGTTATATCTATCTTGAGCTTGAGGTTTTCCGTTTTTCCATACAAAAACTCTCATTTCTCCTAATAATCTTTTAGATTGTATAGTAACTGATTTTTCTCTGATGTATTCTATCATCTTAGCTACTACTAAAGGCCGTGTTCTCATAGACATAGTAAAACCGGGAACTAACTTATCCCTTTCGTACTTATGCATATATGATTCTACTGATTCCATATTAGAAGTAGAGCTATAGTACAAGTTTTTATACTCTCTTTCAAGCACTTGCTCTATTGTAGCCCAACCAATATTAGCGTTTTCAACTACTAATAATGCATCGTTATACTCTGATGCAATTCCCACAAGTACATTACCAAAATCTTTAGGAGATAATTTTCCTTTATATTCTGCTATCTGTACACAATTTTCTACGTCAAATACATGAAAGGCTGAATAATCACTAGAATCTCCTCTTGCTACGTCAGCAACTACCATATAGGATTTAGAGTAGTCTACTCCTTCCCAAATCCATAAATTACCATCTACTCCTCTTCTTTCTAAAGGTTCTTTTTCATAAGTCTTTTCATAATATAACATATCATCTGGTTCAAATACAGTATCACCAGAAGCTAAGAAGTCGCAATCACATTCCTGACCAGCCATACGAGGGCCTAAGTCAGAGTCTTGTTGATCTCTCCATTCTTGGTCTCTTTCAGGATGTACAGTCCAAGGTAGTCTAATAGACAAAAATGAATTTTCTCCTGATATAGCTTTTTCCCAAGTTAAATGAAACCAATTACCAATACCATTAGGTGTTGATAAAGCCATACATTGACCACCGGTTGCTAATGTTTGTTGAGCAGCAGTAAAGGTTTCTTCAATATTATCTATAAAAGCTGCCTCATCTATTAATAATAATGATACTGCTTCTGATCTTGCAGCATCTGCATTAGATGATTTAGCTTGTACTTTTGATCCATTTCTTAATCTCAATGATAATTTGTTTTTTTCTACTGCAGGTAGCTTTAACCATTTAGGTAACTGATCATACATAAAAATTACTTTTGTAACTAAGTTACGAGCAGTTGCTTGAGTAGTTGCTAATGCTAGTACGTTTTTATCTTTATGAAATAACATCAACCATAATGAATATGCTGATGCTAAAGTAGATATACCTAGCTGTCTAGACTTTAAAGTTATACTATATTGATTTTCTTTATAAAGATTTAATACTTTTTCTTGAAAAGGGTAGAGATTAAATAATATTCTACCTCGCGTAGGGTGCTGTATATAGCAGTACTTACGCATAAAGTAGGCAGGATTTTTAGCACATTTAATATATTCTTGTGCTATTATTTTTTTTATATTCTGCGACATAACTCATTTTATATTTTTAATCTAGGTACTAAATCAGAAGGATTGGCTACTGTAATTTCATCTCCAATAGCATCTACAAAACTATCTTTTTCGTAAAATTTAAAATTACCATTTGGATCTGATATCATAAAAGCATCGAATCCGTGCTCTTTATAATAAGCTCTTCCTAATTTTTTAGCTAAATCTAATATAAATTGTTTAGCATTAAACTCTCCATTATTTATATAGCTAGCAGTATCGAAGTTTAAAGGTGCATAACTACTATCTAATACTTTATCTATTCCGGAAATAATAGTAGTTTCATCAACTCCCATACTAGAAGCCTGTTTTACTACATCAGCTATTTTATATGGCCAAGCAGATTTGCTATAATTTTTTAATGTTTCTTTTTGTTCGTCATCTAGCTTTAAACTATCAACGAATTTATCAACTTTAGGTTTAACACCTTTAGTCCAATCACCTCTTGCTACTCCTGTAGGAGCTACTAACGCTCCGGTATTTCCAGTTCGTGATTTTAATTCTACCTCTTTACCTCCTATGTTCAAATCTCCTTTGGCTTTAGCTTTAGAAATATTTTTAAAAAATACTGATAAAAAAGCTTCTCCTGGACCCATCGATACAGTTCCTTGTATAGAGTCTTTCATATCGGAGTATAATGATTTTAATTCATCAGGAGTAAAGCCGGGTATTTGTGAGTAATAGTTACCACCTTTAGGGTTAAATACTGGAGGATTAGAAGATAGTTTTGCAAATTCTCCTGTTTTACCCATATCGGAAAGTAGTGATTGAAAATAAAGAATATCTTTTCTACTTAGATTTTTTGATTCTAAATAACTTTTCATTGAATCACCGTAACCTACATTCTGTGTATACTTCATTACTCGCTTAAGTACAGAAGAATCAGTTGTATTATTAATAATGCTTATTAAGTTTTTTTGAAGATCTTCTATATTATCGTCTTCCTGCTCGGTTAACTGTTTAATTAAATGGTCTAATATAACTTTATCTTCTATATTATTGATATCTGGAACGCCTGTTTTAGTTCTCCATGCCCACTCAGTATATAATTTATCTATAACACTCATTATGCTTCTGGTTCTTCTGCTGGTTCTTCGAAATCTATTGGCTCTCCTGTTAAGTCTGCTCCGCCTTCTTCTCCTGGTTCGTCTAGGTCAGTACCTGCTCCTGTTCCTGCATCAGCTCCAGGGAAGTCTCCTCCTCCGGTATCAGCAGAATCGAAATCATCAGGTGCTCCTTCTCCTTCTTCTCCTCCAGCTTTGAAAGGTGCTTGTTGATATAAAAGAGTTAATTTATCTAAAGCTTGTTGGTAATCACTTATTTTATTTATATAATATCTTTTACCCATTATTTGAGCTTCAAATCCATCTCCTAACCATTTAAGTATATATTCTTGACCATTTTTTAAATTAATTCTAAACGTACTAGGTCTTGGAGAAACCCAATCTATAGACTCTACAAAGTCTTTAAAATCTTCAGTTTGTAATTTAGTAATAGCTGATTTAACT